CACTTTGTTCTGTTATTATTTTTTTTATTTGTTTTCTATATTTATTATCATAATCTTTTGAAAATGTATATCTAATTCTTTCAAATGTCTCATCCTCAAATTCCAGTTTTTTAATTATAATCATCCTATCATCTGTTTCTATACTATCTGTTGCAATTTTTGTATCAATATCCAAGAACAATGTATGTATTCTTGATGGTAATTTATATTTGTTAGAATCAATTGTTTTTTCTACTGGCAATATTCTACCAGCTTCTGTTATTAACCCAATAATATATTTATTATTGTTATATGATAATAACTTATATTTGGGTGCAACTGGTAATTTTGTTGTCTTGGCAATTTCATTTAAATATTTAGTTGCATCCTTAAAATTTAATAAATCATATTCATCTATAATGTCAATGTCAACATCGATAGCACCTGGTCTAACAGGTATAAAAACATTTTTAGAATTCATTCTAATAATTACACCATTCATTCTATTATATGTATCAATAACTTGTTTTGTAATATCTTGTTTATTTAATGCATCAACTGTTTCCAAATATGTGTTTTCTTTTTTGTATTCACAACTATAATCAATATCATATAATTTCTTATTTTCTTTTAATATTAAATCCCAATCTAATATTTTATTTTTACATTTATTTTTAATAATGTCAATTAGCTCATTAATAATTGAATAATTATTTGTAAAAGTACATATCATTTCTGTTTTAGTACTGTATTTTTCTAATTTATAAATTGGTTCATAGTATTGTTTCATTTTAACAATAATGTATGTTGGGTTTTCAATATTATAAAATTCATTACAATCTTGTGCAACTGGACATATAATATTATAACCTTCTAAAAGAATTATATTTGTCCCACCTGGATTTAAAATTCCCGGACGAGATAAAAAATCCCATAAAAATGTTTCGTCAATAATTGTATCTGGATTTAATAAAAATTGTTTAAAATTTTCTAATGGATTTTTTTCATTAATATTAAATGTTAGTTCTAATAATCCTTTGTTTAAACTTTTGAATAAAATAGGGGTCAAACTTTCAATTAAATGTATTTTTAAATCTTTTAAATTAATTATATCTGATTTTTCACAAGAAACTAAATCTGCAATACATTCTAAAAATGACTGATTATCATTTATTTTTATTCCTTTTCTTACATAACAAGTTTTATTTTCTTTTAAATAACCAGATTCACTTTGTGATTTTAATAATTTTCCTAAACTAGGATTTAATAAACCAAATCTATTTTTATCAATAATTGAACTTTTATTTAAAATATATTCAATATCTGTTGAATTTGTATTACTATTATTTGTTAAACCCAAACATCTTTTAAAAACCTTATGAGATGAATATCTTGGATTTTCTTGTGACTTTTTAAAACAACATGGCAAACAATGTCCATCAGGATGACTCTTTTTAGTAATAAATCCTGGGTAAATATAATCCTTTGATCTAATAATTACATCATGGTCTCCAAATGGACATTTTGCAACAATACATGCTTTCCCCTTTCTTGTTTCTCTTTTTCGGAATTTAGTTAATATATCATACTTAATGGGTATTTGGTCATATGGACACCATACACGAGGACAAATATACCAATAATGATGGTCTTCATCTGAACCATATTTAAAAGAATATGTATATGATGTTTGGTCGACAAGAGAATGTTCTTTTGGGTCGTATTGTAAAATAACAGGTTGACCATAATCTGGTGCTTGACAAGATTTTGAATATTTAGAATACATTTTTTTATCAGGTGAAATAAATTTAAATAATTTAGTATCGAATTGTTGCAATCTTCTTAAAAAATATGAATTATCATTACAAAAATCTTCACATGTACCCAATTCTTCTATTTTATCATCACAGTCTAGTTTCATCTCTGCTTGAACCTGTTCATATGGAATTTGCAAATATTTAGAAGTTATATCAGTTATTGATTCTTTTTTTTCATCATCTAATACTGTTTCATAATCATATAAATATTCTTCAATATCTTCAACTGAACCCAAATCATCTGCATTACCATATTCATCATTTGGGTCATTCATAAGTTTTTCTGAATTTGTATCATACTCAATATCTTCATCCTCATAATCAAAAAGGTCATCAATACCTTTATCTGACAATACATACTTCATAAATTTTTTATCTTTTTTATATTTTTTTAAATTTGAATATATTTCAATAAGTGTTAAAATAAATTTATTTACAAATGTAATTGTTTCAATATTATTACTACCCTTGATATACAAATTAGATGAATTTATAACACAATCAATCCCAAAACTATTTAATTTAACATTGTTTTGTCCATAAAATCCATATTTTTTCTTCCAATCTTTTAATAAATTATCTGATTCTGTCTTTGAACGCTGAAATTTTTCTTCTAATATCATTAAAATATCATTATCAGAAACACCAATATTTTTTAAATTACTTATCTCACTATATATTGCTGGTTTATTTTGAAAATTTGTAACTCTCTTATATTTAAATGTAATTGAATTTTCACTTGGTTTTTCTTCAACTAATGGTGATACAAATGGAGTAAATAGTTTAACAAAATTTAAAAAATCATTTGAATTAAATATTATTTTTTTTTCAAAATTTGTTATTACATTAATAAAATTAAAATTTATATTTTGCAAAAATACTCTCCCTTTATTATTATCAATTTTTATTTCACTTTCTGGTATTTTTAATCCTAAATATTTATTTATTTTTTTGATAACAATATTAAAGTTATCAATACCATTTTTTAACTCTTTTATATTTGCATGTTTTTCTTCTAAAAAACTCATTTTAATGTCAATTGACCCATTTTCAAAAAAATTTATAATTAAATATTTTCTTTCACCCTTAATCTCATATAAAAAATAACGAACCATTAATCCTTTAATTGGAATAATAATTTTTATATCATCTCCAAATTTTTTCTTCTTATATGTCCATTTAATCAATTTTTCCTTAGTAATTATATTATCTTTAATTGATTCTTTATAAAGAGAAATAAATGGCGATTCCCATTCATAATCCCTGAATTTAATATATATAAGGTCACTGTTTAAACTTCTTCTCAAAAAATTATAAATATTTACTAAATTAAATGAAATTTTTGTATTAGTATGAAAAATTGTCTGAGTAATATTACAATTACAATAATCTAAACATTTAGAATTCTTTATTAAATTAATAATATATTCATTTTTGTCTATCATTATTTTGAAAGTATCAATTCTTTTTTTTTCAACTGATGGAACAATATTCATTTTCATATTTGGGAAATATTTTCTTAAATAACCATTTATAATAAAATTATTAATTTTTATTTCTTTTTTAATTATTTTTTCAATTACAGACCCCAATGTAACACAATAAATATTGTAATTATTTTTATCATATATATCAATTTCATCCATTATCAAATTACTTGATTTATTTAAAATATCTTTATTTTTTTTAAATCCATCTTCATCTACAAATCCCTTATCTACTTTAAATTTATTTTTAGTGATGGATTCAATATCTTTAAATTGATTTCCAATAATTTTCCCAGAATGTAAATATAACTGTTGATTCACAGGAGGAGTAATTATATCTTCATATTCATTTAATAAAACAAAAATTTTTGTTTTTAAATTTTGAATTGTATCATCAACATTAACAAAATATCTAATAAATTTAATATCCCCTTTATAAGTTAACCAGTCATAATTTGAACCAAATTTTTCAATAAATTTTTTTTTATCAGAGTCAGTTATATTTTTTTTTTTCTCAATTTTTTTTAATATTTCATTGTTATATTCCGTTCCAGCAAAAACAAATCTTTTATCATCTTTATGATCTTTCAAAATAACTGAAAAAAATGGATGGGCAATTTTCAAATTACAGAACATGTTAATATATTTAATATAACGATTATTTTCTAAGTATTTTACATATATTTAATAAAATAAATAAATATTTATTAATTTATATAATGCATATAATTTATCATATAGTGATATGGTAAGTTATAATGACATATTAAAAATGGTATTAATTTGGTATTAATTTGTAAGCGGGGAATCTGTTACTTTCATTCCACAATATTCTTTTGGATTTACTGAATAATCAACTTTTTTATAAATTCCCAATTTAACACCCAAGGTCAATATAAATTTAAAATTTTTCCAAAACTCAGATGTATGTCCAATACTTTCAGTTAAAATATGAGATAATTCATGTAATGCAACAAATGTAATTGTATTCATATCTGTTAATGTATCTTTACCATCTTTCGACCTTAAACAAAAAACAAGTTTTTCTCCCTTATTTATTGAATAAGAAGTATAAGTACTCCCTTTTTCAGTTTCCATTATATTTTCTGGATTAAACTTTTTTATAAGTCTATCCGTTCGTGGGTCACTTGCATGATTTGTTGACATATAATCACGAATTGTTACTAATTTTTCACGTATTTTAGCCATCATGTTAGATGATTTATCTTTATCAGGTAAATTTCTTACCAAATATTTTCTCCCATCAGTTGTTGACTCATTGTATATTAAATCATTTTGTTTTGTTTCATAATACATTGAAACAATAATAGCAATAACCCCCATTGCAAAATAATTAGAAAATGATGCCAATACCATATATTAGAATAATAGATAATAATTGTAATTTCATTGTAATTTCATTGTAATTTCATTGTAATTTCATTGTAATTTCATTGTAATTCAGATTTCATTGTAATTTCATATGCTAGTTGTGTTTCTTTTATATTTTCTTTTAAATTATTATTGAATTTTTTTTTATTAGTTATTAAATATTTATATTTTAAATTATAAAATTTTATATATGATACACACCCTTCCTTGTCCTTTGATTTATTTAATAATTCTTTTTCTTTATTTTTACTTATTTTTTGTTCATTAATTATTATATTAATTAATATATTTTTATATTTTTTGATTCCCATTATTAAATAAATAAATTGACTATATATCAATATCAAATTATTTAAATTGTTAATTTTGCTATTTTTTGATATTTTTGCACCTGCTTTGTAATATTTAATAAAAAGATTTAATAATATCTTATTTTTATAATAAATAAATAATCTATTGGGTTTAGTTAATAATGTATGGTGTTTATGTTTGATTTTTAATTCATTTGCCATTTGTTCATCCATAATTAGTAAATTTAACTTATTTTTTAAAAATTGTTTATAATATTTTTGCATAATTTCTTTTCGTTTTAATAGGTTTTTAGTGTTGATTCCTCCATTATTTTTGAAAAATTCGGGATAAAATTTGATATACATGTTATATTATATCATATTATTATTATATATTATAATGTGATGTGATATTTTTTAGCAATATTACAACGGATCAGGAATCAAATATAATTCATTGTGTAAAACTATTTCTTTTTTCTTTTTCTAGGGGGGGCTCCAATTTTCATAAAATTGTTATATTCTTTGTTTGATAAATTAGGAGTTTTATATCCCTTTGCTGTAACAGATTTTACTCCATTTTCTATTTTCCTACACGTATTATTATACGTATCGGTATTATTGTTTTTTGATAGGTCAATCATTGTACTAAAATTATATATATTATTATTATTATTAGTATCATTTTTTATTAAATTATAAAAAAAATGATATTTTTTTTGATTAGTATGCCAGTATACTAATATTATGGTAATTATAAAAAAAAACCTTTTTAGGAATGAACAAGAAGTGTCAGTTAACTCTAGCAAAGATGATATTATATTTCAGTGTATTGATTGGAATTGTAGTGATTTTTGGAAAAAACAAGATGACTCTGATACCGAAGATAACACAGATAATGGATATAACAAGTCTAAAAGATTATTTGAAATAAGAGCATATGGAATAACAGAGCAAAAATGTAGTATTTTTGTTAAGATTGTTGGTTACCGCCCTTATTTATATATTAAAGTTCCAGATAATTGGAGTAGAAGTCATTTGATAAGATTTAAAGACCAATTGAAAACAAAAGTTTATACAAGTTTAAAAGATAGCGTATATCAATGTAAATTGATAAAACGCAAGGAGTTATATGGTTTCCAGAATGAAAAAAAATTTAAATTTGTTGAAATCATATGTGAAAATATTGGATGTTTTTATAGTGTTAGAAATGTTTTAGAGGGTAGGTGGGCTAATAGGGATAAAACAATTGAAGAATATGGCAAGTGTCGTGTAAGATTATTTAAAATAGGTAATGAAGTATTTGATTTTTCAGATAGTATTTATGAAAGTAATATCTCACCTTTACTACGTTTCTTTCATGATTGTGATGGTAATCCTGCTGGATGGCTAAGAATTAAGGCAAAAAAATATGAAATTATTATGGATACGGAAACAAGATGTCAAATTGAAGTTAAATGCAAAAGTAAGCATGTCAAGTCATATGATAAAAAAGATATTTCACCAATTGTAATAGCATCGTTTGATATAGAATGTTCTAGTTTAGACGGTTCATTTCCTAAACCAGAAAGAAGATATGATGAAATTATTCAAATTGGAACAACAGTTCATAAATATGGCGAACAAACATGTTGCTATAAGAGCATGGTTACATTGAAAAAATGTAATAAGATTAAAGGTGTTGATTTAGTATGTTGTGATAATGAAAGAAAATTATTATTAGAATGGGCAAAAGTTATTAAACATATTGATCCTGATGTAATAACAGGTTACAATATATGGGGATTTGATATGGTATATATCTATAAAAGATGTGTTAATGGATGTGGTGGTGTTTTTGGAGATTTTGAAAAAATTTTTAATGAAATTTATAGTAGAAATAATAAACATAAAGTGAAATTTTTAGAAAAAAAGTTAGCATCAAGTGCATTGGGTGAAAATTTTCTAAAATATCATAATTGCGAAGGTATTGTTGGTATTGATATGTTTAAATTAATTCAAAAAGATTATAATTTAGCATCATATAAATTAGATGCAGTTTCTCAAAAATTCATTAGTGGAAATGTAACTAAAATGAAGATTGAAGATAATAGTTTGGAAATTACAAGTAATAATACAGATGGACTAACCGCTGGACAACATATTAGTCTTGATATTGGTGCAAAACATATTAATAAACCAAATGCAAAGAAAAAATACAAAATTAGCAAAATTGATGGGCAAGTGTTCACAATTGAGAATATATCAGTTAAAAACTTATTTTTGGACGATGAAAATGGTAAGGAAGTATATACCAAATTCAAAGAACTAAAAATAAAAGTTGGATGGTACCAAAATAAAATGGATTTATCACCACCTCAAATATTCGATAATTACAAGACTGGTACACCAGATAAAATTAAAGAAATTGCAGTATATTGTATTAAGGATTGTGAATTAGTAAATTTCTTAGTTATAAAATTAGCAGTCATATCAAATAATATTGGTGCTGCAAATGTATGTTGCGTACCATTTTCATATTTATTTCTTAGGGGACAAGGAATTAAGATTTTTAGTTGTTTTGCAAAAGAATGTAGAAAAGAGAAAATGATGATTAAAGTATTAGATAGAGATAAAATGGATAATGATGGATATGAGGGTGCAATTGTGTTCGCGCCAAAACCAGATATTTACTTTGAACCAGTTGTTGTTATGGATTATGCATCGCTTTATCCATCAAGTATGATTGCGGAAAATATTTCTCATGAAATGTTGGTCGTTGTTAATGAATATAATTTAGAAGGAAAATTAATTAAATCAAAGGGAGAAAGTAAATATCTGAATTTACCTGAATATAATTATAATGAAATTGAATATGATGCATTTCAAGGAATTGCAGAAGATAAGATAAAAATTGGTAAAAAAGTTTGTATATTTGCTGAGAAAAAAGATGGAACAAAGGGATTAATTCCAAGAGTTCTTGTTAAATTTTTGAAAGCAAGAAAAGATACAAGGTCTTCAATAAAATATAAAACAATTAAAACAAAAGATGATAAAGAATTTACTGGATTATTAAAAGAAAAAGAAGTTTTAGGTGTTACCAAGTATTATATCAACAAAGTGCACGAAGAACCAGATATTATTGATAAAGATAATGTTGAATCGATAAAAGATACATACAATGATTTTCAGAAGGCTGTATTAGATGGTTTGCAAATGGCGTATAAAGTTGTTTGTAATAGTGTATATGGTCAAGTAGGTGCAACAACAAGTCAAATATGCTGCAAAGAATTGGCAGCTTCTACGACATCTGTCGGTAGAAGTATGGTTATTAAAGCGAGAGATTATACGTTGGAAAAGTATAAGGGGAGCAAGTTAATATATGGAGATACGGATTCCGTTTTTATATCTTTCAAGCAATATATTTATGAAAAATATGGAAAAATGGATGATAAGGAATTATTACAAAAATCAATAGATGTTGGTATGGAGGCAGGTGCATATATAACAACAAAGTTAAAGAAACCACAGGATTTAGAATATGAAAAAACATTTTATCCATTAGCAATATTTTCAAAAAAGAGATATTTTGGTAATAAGTATGAATATGATAATAAAAAATACAAGCAGACCAGTATGGGAATTGTATTAAAACGACGTGATAATGCACCGGTAGTTAAAGATATTTATAGTGGTGTTATTGATATTATATTAAATTCAAAAAATATTGAAAGAGCAAAGAAGTATTATAAAGAAAGAGTTGCAGATTTATTAGATGGGAATGTTGACATTGATGAATTGATTGTAACAAAAAGTGTTAAGGCAACACAATCATATAGCAATCCAACGCAAATTGCACATAAGGCATTGGCAGATAGAATTGGATTAAGAGATCCAGGTAATAAACCAAGAGCAAATGATAGAATTCCGTATTGTTATATTGATAAAAAGGAGTTAAAATGTAAAGTATGCAATAAATGTGTAAATGATAAAGATTGCAAATGTTTAAAATGCATGGAATTATATTGCAAACATCATTTGCATAATCATAGAAGTAGTTGTGTAACTATTTGTAGATATTATAAGACAACAAAAAAGCAAGATGATTCATTGACAATGTGTAATGTGTGTAGTGGTTGGTATAATTCAACAGCAATGGTAAGACACCGAATAAGAAAAGATAAGTATGGTACTGAACATCATGATAAGTGTAAAAAAAAATTAGCAACTAAATTATTACAAGGAGATATTATTGAACATCCATCATATATTACAAAAAATGATATCAAAATTGATTATCGTTATTATTTAGATCATCAAATTCAAAAACCCGTTATGCAAATTTTTGATTTAGTTATGACAGACCCTAGTTCGATTACAAAAGCAATTATAAGGCAAAATGATAATAAAAAGATGGGATTGCAAAATATATCAAAATGGTTTAATGTAATTAGAAATAGTGATACCAATGGTAAAAGTACTGAAAAAGAAATTTGATTTTTAATCCAATTCAAAAAAAATACTATCTTCTAATTCATCTGGAACAATTTCTTTTATTTCATTATAAGTTATTGTTTCATTGCGTAATAATGACTTTGCAATATCAATCATATATGATTCATGTTCATATAGAGTTTCATAAACAAATTTATCTATTTCCATCATTATATTTTTACATTCATCAAAAGATTCTGAATTTAAATTGCGACCAATAGATCCCATCATATCTGGATTAAGTGGTCCTATATTTTTATTCATTCCCCATGTACAAGTATAATTATATATTAATGATGATGCTTTTTCAATATCATCTGCTGCACCAGTTGATATATTACCATAAATAATTTTTTCAGCAGTTCTACCACCCAATAAAATAGCAATTTTTGCCAAAATAGTTGACTCTTTATAAAGTTTATTATTCTCATTCTTTTGTTGACTAAACCCTAATGCAGACTCGCCTCTTGGTATAATACTAACTTTAATTGGGTGTGCACAGTCTTGTAATAAATATGCTATTAAAGCATGACCTGCTTCATGATATGAAACACGTTCTCTTTCGTCTTTTGTCATAGTACGTTCTCTTTTTTCTCTACCAATCATAATTTCGTCAATCGCTTCTTGAATATCTTCCTCACGAACAGTTGAAATTGTTTGATTACCTTGAATAGCATTGATTTTTGATTGATTGCATATCGTAGAAATATCTGCACCTGTCAAACCAGCACCTCTTTCAGATAAAATTTCAAAAGATAAATTGTGTGGTATTTTTATATCACTCAGATATAGTTCAAACATTTCTTTGCGTTCTTTAAAATTAGGAGGGTCAAAATATATTTTTTTATCAAATCTACCAGAACGTGTTAATGCTGAATCCAAATTTTTTACAAGATTTGTAGCAGCAAAAACCATAATATTGGTTGATTCGTCAAATCCATCCATTT